CCCGGGTGGTATGGACTCCCAATCCCAGGGGGAGATTCCTGCTATCATGGACTCCCAGGGTGGAGTTACAGAATGCCCATGTCATGAAGAATGGTGTTCGTCACCCCGGCAATCTTCAGTTGGGATGTTTTGGGTGTGATCCATATGACATTTCAGGGACGGTAGGCGGGAGAGGCTCTAATGGCTCTCTCCATGGACTCACCTCTTTTAATATGGATGACGCCCCCAGCAATGAATTTTTCCTTGAATATATCGCGAGGCCACAGACAGCGGAGATATTTTTTGAAGAGGTATTGATGGCTTGTGTATTCTATGGAATGCCGGTATTAGTGGAGAACAATAAACCCCGTTTATTATATCATTTTAAAAACCGCGGCTATAGATCATATTCTATCAATCGTCCTGACAAGCCCTTCAATCGCTTATCGCGCACAGAAAAAGAATTGGGAGGCATCCCAAATACCTCTGAAGACATCAAACAGGCCCATGCGGCGGCGATAGAGGCATATATAGAACAACATATAGGAATGGATATGGAAGGCATCTACCGCGATCCTAATGAGATAGGGAATATGCCTTTTACAAGGACGCTATTAGATTGGGCAAAATTTGATATTTCTAACCGGACAAAATATGATGCGGCTATCAGTTCCGGGTTGGCGATAATGGCAAACCAAAAGCATATGTATATGTCGGTGAGGAAAGAGTCAAAAATAAAGATTAACTTTGCAAGATATAGTAATGAGGGTTCTATAAGCGAAATAATAAATAAAAACAAATGAAAGGAATAGATTTAGTTGTTAGCCCCATAAGTTTCCCCACCCAAACAGCATCAGACCAAGAAAAGGAAAGTGAAGAATATGGCCTTCGTGTTGGGCAGTCGATTCAATATGAGTGGTTCCGTCGCGACGCTTCTACGTGCCGTTATTATAATCAATGGCTTCAATTTCATCGCTTACGCCTTTATGCCCGCGGTGAGCAGCCGATAGGGAAATATAAATCTGAGATCGCCGTCGATGGAGATATGTCATACCTTAATTTAGACTGGACACCGGTGCCTATCATCCCGAAATTCGTTGATATCGTTGTTAATGGCATGAACGACCGCCTTTTTACCGTGAAGGCATATGCTATCGATGTATTGTCAGCGGAGCGAAGGGAGCGTTTCCAAGCAAATATCGAAACTGATATGGCGGCGAAAGACTTTTTATTGCAGACGCAAGAGGAATTTGGTATCAATGGCTTTAATGTCGATCCCAATGAACTCCCTGATAATGACGAAGAGCTATCATTATATATGCAGTTGAAATATAAACCCGCGGTAGAAATAGCCGAAGAAGAGGCGATACAGACAATTTTAGATGAGAATTTCTATAATGATGTGCGTAAGCGCATGGACTATGATATCACCGTCGTAGGAATGGGGGTATGTAAGCATGAGTTCCTCCCTGGCGATGGCGTGAAAGTCGAGTATGTCGATCCTGCTAATGTGGTATATAGCTATACCGAAGACCCTTATTTTCGTGATTGCTTCTATTGGGGCGAGGTGAAACAGATACCGGTAACGGAGTTATATAAGATAAAACCTGATATCACCAAGGAAGAGGTGGAGACGATACAGCAATATGCCACCGCGTGGTACGATTATTATGGGATCACCAGGCAATACCGCGATGATATCTTCGATAAAGATGTCATCACTCTATTATATTATAACTATAAGACAACGAAGAAATTCGTTTACAAAAAGAAAATTACAGCTAACGGCGGTGAGAAGGTGATAAGAAAAGATGAGACCTTTAACCCTCCCGAAGATGAGGAAGGACGCTTTAGTAAGATAGAAAAGACCATCGATGTGTGGTATGAAGGGATATTAGTGATGGGAAGCAATTACCTGTTGAAATGGGAGCTTTCAAAGAATATGGTGAGGCCAAAGTCAGCATCACAGTATGCATTGCCAAATTATGTGGCGGTAGCGCCGCGGATGTATAAAGGCATCATCGAGTCTTTGGTGCGAAGGATGACGCCTTTCGCTGACCTTATTCAGATGACGCATTTAAAATTACAGCAAGTGCTTTCACGTATTGTTCCCGATGGTGTATATATCGATGCCGATGGCTTGAATGATGTCGACCTGGGAACAGGAGCGGCATATAATCCTGAAGATGCATTGAGATTATATTTCCAAACGGGTAGCGTCATCGGGCGCAGCTACACTCAGGACGGTGAATATAACCATGCTAGGGTACCGATACAAGAGCTTAACTCCAATAGCGGGCAATCGAAGATAGCCGCCTTGGTAAGTACCTATAATCATTATATGGATATGCTGCGTGGCGTAACGGGATTGAATGAAGCTCGCGATGCCTCTACTCCCGATCCCAATGCATTGGTGGGAGTACAAAAACTAGCGGCATTAAATTCTAATACCGCTACTAGGCACATTTTAGAGGGAAGTTTATCTATTACAAAGAGATTATCAGAGGCATTAACGTGCCGCGTTGCTGATATATTAGAATATGCTCCCTTTAAAGACCGCTTTATCAATCAAGTGGGAAAATATAATGTCTCTATATTAGATGAGATCGAAGAGCTATATATATATGACTTCGCTATTTTCATTAAAGTCTCTCCCGATGAGGAAGAGAAAGCGAAGCTAGAAGAAAACATACAGATGGCGCTACAGCGTGATTCCATCACTCTTGAAGATGCCATTGACATCCGGCAAGTGGGAAATCTTAAACTCGCTAATGAGCTGCTGAAGGTGAAGCGCAAGCGCAAGCAGAAGCAAGACCAAGAGCGTGAGGATCAGGTTCAGCAGATGCAAAGCCAAATGGCGATGCAGCAGCAGCAGGCGTCGGCACAGGCGGAGATGCAAAAAGTCCAGGCGGAGATAGAGGCTAAGATGCAGTTATCACAAGCGGAGACACAGGGAGCGATACAAAAACTCCAGGCGGAAGCGCAGCTTAAAGAGGTGTTGATGGAAAAAGAGTTTGAGTTCAATATGCAGCTACGGGGAGCCGACAGTCAAAATATTGAGCAAAGGGAAGATAAAAAAGAGAAGGCTAAGGATAAAAGAGTGAGTCAGCAGAACACGCAGCACTCCAAAATGATACAGCAGCGGAAGCAGAATCTGCCGCCAATAAATTTCGAGTCTAATGAAGATACTTTAGATGGTTTTTCATTGTCGCAGTTCGATCCTCAATAAAATGTAAAAAACTTTTGTTAACTTTGTAATAATCAAATCTAATTAAATGGCTGAAATAAAAGTAAGAGAGTTAGCTCCTGAAGCGGAAAAAGGAACGCAGCAGGTAGAAGCGGAACTTCTCGAGAAGCACTCGGAGCAGCAAAACGTTGATGCTGATACCGAAACAGTAGAGACCACAGAGAAGGTGGAAGTGCCAGCGGTGGAAGAAACACCAAAAGCAGAAGAGAAAGTGGAGGAAGCTGTTGAAAAAAAAGAAATAGAAGACGTAGACGTTCTTTCATATATTAAGAATAGGTACGATAAAGACATCGATTCTGTCGATGAACTGTTTGCCACTAAGGAAAGTAATGAAGAGCTGCCTGAAGATGTAGCCACCTTCCTGAAATACAAACAGGAGACAGGAAGAGGTATCGAGGATTTTGTTCGTTTGAACAGAGACCTTTCCTCTTATGATGAAGATAAACTTTTGGCGGAATATTATAAGGATATTAGTCCCCATCTTGACGATGAGGATATCGAGTTTGAACTCGAGAGCAAATATTCTTATGACGGAGAGTATGATGATGATTCTGAGGTAAAGAAAAGGAAAATCGCCAAAAAACAAGAGCTTGCTAAAGCTAAAGACCATTTTGGGAAATTAAAGGAACAATATAAGACTCCACTTGAGTCAAGGGAAGTTGGTGTTTCGGAAAAAGACCAGGAGAGTTATAAGGCTTACCAAGAATATGTTGCCCAGTCTAAGACGGTAGAAGAGCAGCAGCTAAAGAAGAGAGATTACTTCTTTAAAAAAACTGACGAACTATTTAATACTGACTTTGAAGGTTTCAAGTTTAAAGTAGGAGATAGGGATTTAGTTTATCAGCCCAGTGAAACGGAGCAGATAAAGAAGGATCAATCTGATGTCAACAATTTCATTGATAGTCATTTAGACAATAATGGATTGTTGAAAGATGCAGCTACTTACCATCGGTCTCTGTCTGTTGCAATGAACCCTGATGCTTTCGCCAGCTTCTTTTATGAGCAGGGGAAAGCCGATGCTGTAGAGAACATTTCTAAGGAGAGCAAAAACATTGATATGCGGAGAGCTCCTGAGACTGTTATCAAAGGCGGGTTTAAAGTAACGGGAAGTGTTCCAGACACGGGAAGCAGATTAATAATTAGAAGTAATAAAAAATAATATTAAAAAAACTAAAATTTAGAAATTATGCCAGGATCAGTACAAGCGACACCCGGATTTGATTTACAACCGAGTGCCGTACAAGCGACCCTGCCTACTAACTATATAACCAACTTCGACTTTTTGAATCAGTATTTACCTGATACGTATGAGAAGGAGTTTGAGAGATATGGTAACAGGTCGATCGCTTCATTTTTAAGGCTCGTAGGTGCCGAATTACCTACAAACTCCGACATGATAAAGTGGGCGGAGCAAGGAAGATTACATATTAAATATACTCTATGTACCGCTCAGGCTACTGCGGGTGCGGGTGTTGCTTTAAGACAGGAATTTCGCATTACCGATGCGGGAATCACTGCCTGTGCTTATCGTATCGGACAGACGGTCTACCTATCGCAAAATACTGCGGGAGGGGGATTTGCTAAAGCCATTATCACCGCCATTGATACCACGGCTCCATCATTTACTGTAGCATATTATACTACAGCGGGTGGCACTACTTTCGCTGGTGCGGATGTATGTACTGCTTATGTATATGGATCTGAGTTCCAGAAAGGAACCAATGGAATTGGAGGCTCTTTAGACTCTGAAGATGTGTTCTTCGACAACAAACCTATCATCATCAAGGACCAATACACTGTTGCTGGTTCCGACATGGCACAGATAGGATGGGTTGAAGTGACATCAGAGAATGGCGCCACAGGATTCTTATGGTACCTGAAGTCTGAGCACGATACTCGATTGAGATTTGACGATCAGCTAGAGATGTCGATGGTTGAAGGAGTACAAGCACAAGATAGTTCTGGTGCGGAGAATGCGTTAAGTGGATCTACTCCTGCTGCTGGAACGGTAAATGCCGGTACAGAAGGATTATTCGATGCCATCGGAGGCTTTGCTTCCGCCAATGCGGGTAGAGGCAACGTATGGTCTGGAGGTAATCCGACTACTCTTGCTGACTTCGATGCTATCATCCAACGTCTTGACAAGCAAGGTGCCATTCAGGAGAATGTCATCTTCGTGAACAGACAGTTTGGTTTTGACATCGATGATATGTTAGCCGCTCAGAACTCTTATGGAGCTGGTGGAACTTCTTATGGATTGTTTGATAACGATGAGGATATGGCCCTTAACTTAGGGTTCTCAGGGTTCAAACGAGGATATGAGTTCTACAAAACCGATTGGAAATATTTGAACGATGCTACCCTTAGAGGTGGGTTGACTTCAGGTGTCATCAATGGGTGTTTAGTTCCTGCGGGTACTACCAGCGTATATGATCAGGTTTTAGGCAAAAATGCCAAAAGACCTTTCTTACACGTAAGGTACAGAGCGTCAGAAACGGAAGATAGAAGGTATAAGACTTGGATCACTGGCTCTGCCGGAGGTGCAAGGACTAGCGATCTTGATGCAATGGAGGTTCATTTCTTATCAGAAAGAGCTCTTTGTGTTATGGGTGCGAACAACTTCTTCTTGTTCCAAGACTAGAATGATATGAAGGGGGAGGGAAACTTCCCCCTTTTTTTTAAATCTAATTAAATTAAATCTAATGAAAAAGAAAGAATTAAAAGACAGGCTATATACTCTTAAAGGAGGCACTGCGCCTCTTTCATTTATGTTGGCATCACGCCACACCAAAAGACATCCCTTATTACATTTTGACGCTGAGGCACAAGTAAACCGAGAGCTGCGTTATGCCCGGAACCAAAGGTCTCCTTTCGTTGATGAGCAGGACGATAATGCCATTGTCGAGCCTATCGTCTTTGAAGATGGAGCCCTAGCGGTACCAAAGAACAATATTGCGTTACAGCAATTCTTAGACTATCACCCCGCTAACGGAACGAAATTTGAGGAGAGAGATGAAGGTCGCGATGCAGTGGAGGAATTGCAATACCTGAATTTAGAGGTCGATGCCTTGGCGATGGCTAAGGACTTAGATATCTCTACAATAGAAATGGTATGTCGCGTGGGAATGGGGCAAGATTGTTCTATCCTCTCTTCGGCGGAATTGCGTAGAGATGTTTTAATATATGCCCGCAATAACCCTGATGAGTTCTTAGATCTACTTGATAACCCCCAGTTAAAACTTCAGGATTTTTCCAGCCGGCTATTAAAGAATGGGATGTTAAGCACCAGGAATAACGGGAGAGACGTCTTTTATAACCTCAAGAACAACAAAAAGAGGCTCTTGATAGTTCCTTTTGGCGAAGAACCGGCATCGGCGTTAATGTCATTCTTCCAGAGCGATGAAGGCTTAGAGGCTTATGAGATGTTAAAGAAAAAAATTAAAGATTAATTGCTATCTTTGTAATGTTATTATTTTTTTAACTCATAAAATTTTTTTATTATGACAAAGTATTTAAAAGTTCCGATAACAGCATTGCCAGATAGCTTGATGTCAGCGGACAACATAGCTCACGTTTATAGTGCTACTGGCACATCGACTTCAACAAGAGTTGATTATACGGATGGATCAACCACTACTATTACCCATAGCGCACAAGTGGCGTATAATTTTAGAGATGCATTATCAGATGCTATGGTGAAAACACAGTCTGAGGGTTGGACTAGAGTTGTATATACGGTAGCAATGCCATCAGGGGTGGCAATTTCAGCAATTACTCACGCATAAAAATATAAAATCATGGAAAAGTATATAAAATTCGCAGTTGATGGTGAAGGCACCCAGACTCTTAGTTTATCCGATGTTAAATTGATCGAATGTCAAACAACCACTTCCACTCATGTTCATTACCAAGTGGCACAGAAAGCAGTTTTAGACCATGCGGCTGACGCTGGACAGACTGTTAGAGAGTCATTGCAGAATGCAATGGTGGCATTATATGAAAAAGATTGGAAAAGCGTAAGAGATGATTGGACTCCGCCTATTGCTATAACAGACGTATTGGTAAGTCCTCTTTAAGATTACTGCTAACACTTATCTTAATTTTTATTGAATAGCTATAAAGGAGAGCACTGTCCCAAGTGCTCTTTTTTTTTACTATCTTTGTAATAAATCCCATAATATGATCAACGAAGTTAGAAATACTGTTATGGCCGTCTTAAACAAAGACAATAATGGTTATATTACTCCCACGGAGTTTAATTTATTCGCCAAGCAAGCACAGTTAGAGTTATTTGAGGAATATTTCTATGACTATAATAACTGGCTCATCAACCAGAATCAGGGCAATGGGAGAGAGACAAGGCTCGTTAATAGCGGCTATGCCGATATCCCTCGTTCCTATGAGCAGGTGATCGATAGCTTTGCTTCTATCACTTCCCTTTCTTATGCTACCATCCAAATCGATGTGACGGGGCTATTGGCAGGTACGCCAGGAACAACTTTCAACGTTGGCGATACGGTATCACAAGCAGTCTCAGGAGCTACGGGGGTAGTGACGGGATATACTACAGCTTCAGGGGTGAAGACATTGCGCCTAAGCACGGTAGTGGGAACATTCAATACCACGGGCTTGATCACTTCTTCAAGTGGGGCCACGTTAGCGGCACCGATGACGGTGAGCACCGCAGACAATTTTCAACTCCCTTCGGACTGGTATTATATAAATTTAGTGCGGTCAGGGGGAACGACAGAGGTAGAGCAGGTGTCTCACATAAAATTATTGCAGGCGATATCATCAGTATTAGTAGCGCCAAGCGCCACATACCCAATATATTACCAGCAGGATAATTATGTTAATGTCTCTCCCTCGACAATAGTGGGCGCCATATCGGTAGATTATGTGCGTTACCCTAAAGATCCTAACTGGACATCCTCGGCGATAGGTGCTGATGGAGATCCTGTCTTTGATCAATCATCCGCCGACTACCAGGACTTTGAGCTTCCACTATCAGATAGCACGACGCTGACCTTTAAGATATTGCAATATGCCGGCGTGAATATCCGTGAGACCGAGGTAACGCAGTTTGGCACACTAGAAGAGGCAACTGAAGACAAAATAGAAAGCTAATGGCATATATAACAGACCAAAAGTATTATGATAATGATGGCAACATCCCAACAAACCTAGAGTGGGGGTCATATCAATATGTTCCAATGACGGAGGTGGTGAACAATTTCCGTCTTATGTATATCGGTGATGATAAACTCATCAATAATGTGCAGCGATCGACGGTGATATTCCACGCTAAAAGGGCTATCCAAGAACTTAACTACGATGCCTTTAGGAATGTGCAGGTGCTGGAAGAGATATTAACCGATAACTTGCAGATGATATTGCCATCAGATTATGTTAACTACGTCCGTATCTCAGTAGAGAAAGATGGTGTTCTATTCCCTTTATGGGAGAACCCATATGTCAATTACGCCGCTGAATACCTCCGCGACAACAACAACAACCTCCTTTATGACTCTAGCGGTGAAGTATTAGAGGCTCACAACTCACATTTAGATAGGCAGCGCCTTGCTGGCAAGCCCATCCGTAGATATGGTGGTGTCGCCAATAGGTATGGCGCATGGGGATGGGATGTCGATGGAGTGTGGTATTATGGCTATGGTGTCGGAGATGCCTATTACGGCCTTCAGACCAGCGAAGCTAATGTCAATGACACCTTCCGCATCGACAAAAAGAGTGGTGTCATCAACTTCAGTTCTGGTGTTAGCGGCAAACATATCGTCTTGGAATATGTCTCCGATGGCATGGAAGGCGGTGATGACAGCAAGATCAGCGTCAATAAAATGGCTGAAGATGCCGTTTATAGCTATATAAAATGGGCGATATTAGATAATAAGATCGGTATTCAGGAATATGTCGTCCGAAGAGCCATGAGAGATAAGACCGCTAAACTAAGAAATGCTAAGATAAGACTCAGCAATATTAAAGCGGGACGCCTGTTAATGGTGCTACGAGGCAGGGCTAAATGGATAAAATAGAATGGCTAAGTTAATCCGCAGTTTCGTAAAAGGAATAATGAACAAAGACCTCGATGAGAGGCTACTTCCCCCCGGTGAATTTCGTGACGCTCAGAATGTGAGCATAGGAACATCGGAGGCTTCAGATGTTGGGGCGGTAGAAAATACCAAAGGAAATACTAATGTTAGCGATCTCGGTCCCGCAGGAAGTGCAACATTGACAGCAAATGCCATCTGCCTTGGCGCCACTACCTATGACGAGGAGTTTAAGATCTATTGGTTTGTAAGGGATGGCGTTACCAGCTATATCTTTGAATATGATGAGCCTGGCGATGTTACCACCACCGTTGTCTCCGACAATAGAGCTGTAGGCACCAATATGCTTAACTTCCAAACCGACTACCTTATCACGGGAGCCAACTATTTCGATGGATATTTGTATTGGACAGACAATTATAATCAGCCCAGGCAGTTAAATGTGGGGAGAGCAAAAGGGAATACCGCCTCCTTTGGAGATGCGTGGTCGACAAGACCCGTCGCCGATGGGGGACCTTTAAGTGGTGATGACATCGATGTTATCGTTAAGCCCCCTGAATATGGTCCGTATATCACTATGACAAATAATGGCACCCAGGAGAATAATATTTCAGAGCGCTTTCTTGAATTTGCTTATAGATGGAAATATACCGACAACAGGTATAGCGCTTTATCGCCATTTTCCGCTACCGCATTCCAATGTGGGGAATATCAATACGATTATGTTGAGAGTATCAATAGTGCCATGGTCAATGACTTTAATGAAGTTACCATTAAATATGAAGCGGGGGTTCCGCAAGTGGAAGAGATACAGATAGTCTTTAGAGACACTAAAAGCCTTAATATATCTATTGTAGAGAATGTCAATAAAAACAATTTAGCAAACGCACAGACACCTCCTGCTATTATTTCTAATACCACGCAGACACTGGTTTTTGATAACAGCAAGATATATTCTGTTCTCGCGGCGGAGCAGCTAGGACGATTATTTGATAATGTGCCTCTTAAAGCACAGGCGCAGGAGATGGTCGGCAGGCGCCTTTTCTATGGTAATTACTTGGAGTTCCGTGACCTCATCTCTATGGGTGAGAATATCAATCTTAGATATACCTTGGAATTGGTAAGCAACACCGCTACTGAGGCAGCGCCATTAAGGACATTTAGAAGCGATAGGGACTATGAGATCGGTATCGCATATTTAGATGAATACCAACGGCAGACCACGGTTTTGACTCCTGCCACTATTTCTACTGGATTATTGTCTAATAACACCATTTATATCCCTCCCGATAATTCTATAACCGGCAATGACATACAAATAAAAATCGATAGCTATGCCCCTGATTGGGCGACTCACTACCGCTTGTATATAAAACAAAAAAAAGACGAGTATTATAATGTTTTCCCCCTACAATTCTATCAAGACGGCGCTTACCGCTGGTTTCGCTTCCAGAAAGCCGATGTGGATAAATTTGATATTGGAGACTATCTTATATGTAAAGCCAATGCTTTAGGCCCCACCAAGTCTAATGAGCAATATAAAGTTTTAGATGTAGGGGTAAAAGAAAAGAATTTCTTAAATAACAATGAGCCGGCAGGATTATATTTTAAAATCGGCGTCTCTGGCGGGCAATTTAACCCTAATGACCTAACGGTTGCAGGCACATATTCAAAGGGATGCTATGGTAAGACGAATGCTTGGGACAAAAACTCTCCCCTTCCATTTCCAGTATTTAATTATAAAGAATGGCAATATGTGGGAGGGACCACGGGGGCTCCTTCTTATATAAAGAATCACTGGGAGAATGTCAATAACCCTATTCATTATCCGGCAACAGTAGGCTCAAATGATGATTTGAGGATTGTATATCCCAATAGCGTCCCTGATAACAACACCTTTGGTAACGACGTAAGGATATATGTTACTATAGATAATATACCGGGACCACCAAACACTTTTACTGTAAGCACATTAATAGGAGGAAACGTTGGTGGGAACGCAAATATTCCTATTACTCCTGGGGTAGCGCAAGAGA